ATTTTCAGTAAAAAACTTATGCTCTTTAGTAATTGTGGATACCTTTTGAGATATCTTACCTTTAAGGTTTCCTAGCTTACGGAGTTTATCTGTAGCACCAACATAATCATCAAGTTCTTTTTGTAAGGAATATAACCCCTCTTCTACTACAGCATTATCAACCATATAAGCGCCGACTTCCCTATCGAGATTGGCAATCTTTTCTTTATTAGCATTTATATTATCTTTACCACGATTCTCCAGTTCCTCGATAAACTCTTCCTGCATCTTAACTTTATCGAGAAGAGACTCTTTCTTGAGTTCAAAAACTTTAATTTCCTCTTTTACTGAGCGAATCTTTTCTTTAATCAAAGTATTCATTGATGAAAAGATTTTAATATCAAGCAAATCCTCAATAACTTCTCTACGATTAGCAGCAGAAAGTTGCATGAAAGGAACAAAAGTGCTACTACCCAAAATAACAATTTGAGTAAAAGACTTATAGTTCATTTTAAGAACATTTTGCTCCAACCACTTCTGCTGGTCTAGAGCAGCTGCAGATTGATCTAAAGCAGCATCATTTCTCCAAATTTCAAAAATAGCAGGTTTGATTCCTCTTACTACTTTCCACTCAGTATTGCCAATAGAAAACTCAACCTCAACTCTACAATCTTTTTCGTTTACAGAATTTATAAGTTGAGGTTTATTGATTTTTCGAAATGGTTTTCCAAACAAAGAAAAAGTAAGAGCATCTAGAACAGTAGACTTACCAGCTCCATTTGTTCCGATGATCAAATTTGTTTTATTTTTTGTAAAGTCAACTTCTGTATATTGATTACCAGTACTTAAGAAGTTCTTCCAACGAATTTTTTTAAATAAAATCATGTTCAATATCTGGAGGAATCACAATGTCATTTGGAGTAATAATAGTATACATGTAATCATGTAGTTCGCAAGTTTTGATCATCACATTATCTTCAATTTCAATCACATGCATTTCTGGACAACCATTTTCTTCTAACATCATAGCATACCTAACAGCGTCATCTTCCTCTTCAAATAGATAAAGAATCTGCTCACCTTCATCATTAGTTACTGAATATGCGCCTTCGGTTTCTCTTCCATTGATTGTTAGAATAAACATTTTAGATCAGTTCACATGCTTCTTGATAAATTTCTCGGATTACTTTTTGAACAATAGATTTATCAAGATTGATTTCTGCCTCCTCAATATATCTATTCAAGATAGAAAGAGTATCTTCCGTTTCAAATACTTCAAAATTTTCCGATTCCTGAAGTGCAAAATTTTCTACAATTTTAAGTTCTGCAACTCCTGCAGAATATAACTTATCAACAAACTTTTCAAACTTTTTAGTATCTGATTTTTTGCGAACAACAATTTTTACAATCTTGTTCTCATATTCACGAGTATCAAAAGTTTGATGGTTTGTATCTTCGTAGTAAACGTTATAAAAGAGTCTGAAAGGATTATTGATCGGTTCATGAGTTACTGTTTCAGTATCAAAGATATGAAATCCTCTAGTGTCTCCAACATCTGTCCAGAACATTTCATAAGGATTTCCTAGATAGAAGACTGTTCCGTTGTCCGATCTAGTGTGATAGTGTCCCGAGTAGACCCTACTGAACTTACCAAATAGTTTGCTCTCCAAACCGTGCTCCATGACGATTTGTTTATTAACTCTAAATCCTTGGAGCTCAAAATGCCCCAGCGAACACTTGCAATTTGTCTTTTCAATAAGTTTAAGAGTTTCTTCTTCATTTTCTTTATTAATCCATGGACATAACAAAACATTTAAACCAGCTATTACAGTTTCTACTGGTTTTGAATGCACTTTTATATTTTTATATTCAGTTAAGAGTAAATCTGATGCATTAACCTCATTAGTATTTTTATAATAACAATCATGATTTCCCGCAATCAAATGAACTTCAATATTTCTTTTTAAAAGTTCATTAAAAAATACCCTTTTAGACCAGGAAAGAGCAGCAAAATCAATGCCCTTTCTACTATCAAAACAATCTCCCATGTGAACCAAATGTTTAATATTTCGTTCATCTAGAGTTGGAAAAAAAACTTCTCTGTAAAACTTTTCAAAATAATCATGAAATAATTTGGAATTTTTGCGACAACCGAAATGAGTATCCGTTATTATGGCTATTTCCATTTTTTTCTGTTTTCCTCCCAAGAAAGCATTTGAAGATTCTCTATTCTACTACAATACTCTGCAGATAGTTTTTTGTCAAAGCATTCTTTTACAGATTGAATGTGATCTATCTGATATCCACCTTTTACTCCTGCCACACATCTTGGTAGGTCATCTGGATTTATAATATGTTTATTTTTACCATATACTATTTCTGTAAGATAACTAACTTTTCCCCTAAACCTTCTAAATTCAGATAAATCATATCCTCTTTTTTCTTCGCATGTTTGAGACATTTTTATTTTTGTCTCTTCACTTCTTGGTCCTATCTTTTTTCTCTTATTCCAAGGTTCTACCCCATACATGGGATTTTTTTCACCTTGATTGTTTTTACGCATCTTTTCTAATGTTTCATTAGAATGTTTTTGCAATCCTTTTTTACCTTTATTCCAAGGTATTGTTCCTTTTTTACCAGACATCAATATCTCAACTTACTATGTACACCATCTTTAATTGAGTTGTAATCGGAATAGTTCCCACCGTCAATATTGTTGTCATCTGTAAACACTTCAGAATATCCGGAACGCTCAAGAATTTTGTTTTTGATTTCTAATTGACGCTTCTCTCTTTGGATCCTACGAAGGAAAGCGTAATGAATGATTTGAGTAAAATACGCAAATGGGTTCTGAGATTTTTCTGGATTAAAGTTGTGAATATATTGAACACAATTCTCAATACCATCAGAAATCATGTCCTCTTTGAACATGTAATTGACAAAGTTTGGTTTGAATGATAGATGATTGGCGATCTTCAGGAAACACTCTCCAATGTAGCGAGGAATGGGAGGCTTTGGTTTTCCTTGAATCAATGCAATTTCTTTATCTTCACGATACTTAATTAGAGCAGCGAGAAACTCTTTGTTATTGACGTAATGCTCTGACCTCTTTCTTTTGGTCATGATTGCTGTGGTTATCATAAGTTTTTATCATTATTATGTATAAATTATACCACTTATGCAAATGCTTGACAAGGTACTCAAAAACCTGTACAATAACCTTTGTCCGGGTTGATAAGGATAACTTAGCTACTTTTATAAAGCTTTTCTAAGATCTCTTTAGCATCATTAACATTAGCAAGATATCCCATTCTACGATTGATTTTTGATTGATTACCATCTTTTGTAGATTGACGAATGTAGCTTTGGTACATCATTATCATTTCAATATCTGATGATTCAGACATGGTTAAGACATCTTCCATGTTTAAGATGAACATGTCTTCAGTTGTTGTTTTTAGCCATGGTTCTAGTTTATATCCAACAACTCCTGTTCTTCCTTTTATTTCGGAAACTATTATTGGATTAGTAACTAAAAGCATAGTTCTATCCTCTTCTTCTGTTGCAGCTACTTTACAGAAGATCTCTTCACCTGTTTTTAGTTTTACTGTTGCATAAAAGTCGTCTTCAATCATTAGTCCTTAAGTAGTATTGTGATTATTTCATAATTAAAGTTTTCTTCATTATAGGTCTTAATTCTTTCAATTAGGTGATTTAGAGTATAGTTTTTTCTTGATTTAAATGTACAATCATCAGAGATGTCGTAGAGGACTGCTTTAGTTTTATCTTTTCCTTTTCTAAGTACTCTTCCAATTGATTGTAGATTTCTAATTCTTGATTTACTGGGTGAAGCAAAGATAACATTATGGAGGTTTTTAATATTAATACCTGTAGAAAAAGTTCCATAAGAAGCAACGATAATTGCGTTGTTTTCTCTCTCAGTAATTTCCCTTACCTGTTCTCTTTCTTCCGTATCTACACCACCATGAATGAAAAATACCTTACGGTCACCTCGCTTTTTACTATTTATCATTTCATACAGTATTGCTCCATGAGATTCTACTCTACTAAAAAGAACAAGAGTGTTTCCTTTTAGGTCTAGAGCAAGATTTGTTATAAATTTATTTCTTTTATCATGCGAGATTAAATATTGTATCTCATCCTCATAAGTTTCAAATCTTTGTGGATTGTGTTTGAGTACAATACATTGAATGTCTAATTGAGATAGATGACCTTGCTTCATCAATTCATCAGTTTTTGTTACTTTATATGATGGACCAAATAATCCTTCCAAGACCCACTTATGAGTCTGAGTTCCATCAAGAGTTCCTGTAAAACCAAATCGATACTTGGCATGATGAAGTTTAGTCATGATTTGAATCAATGACTTGCTCTTGAATAAATGAGCTTCATCTCCTATAATGCAATTATACTTTTCAAAAAAAGATCTATCCAGTTTATATACAGATTGCCATGTAGTAATTGTTACTGGATGTTCATTAGTTTTTTCCCTTCCAGAATAGATACGGTGGCAATATGTCTCAGCATCCCAACCATAATCCTGAAAATCCTTATACATCTGTTCTACAAGAGATGTCGTTGGAACAACTAAAAGAATTTTTTGTCCTTTATCCACATAATATCTTACGAGCGAATAAATCATCAACGATTTGCCGCTCGCTGTGGGGCTTATCAATAGTTTTCTATTATGCTTTAGTGCATCATATACTCCCTCAATCTGATATTTCCTGGGAGTGTGAGCACAAATGGAATTCATATAGTCCTTGACGCCTTCCTCTGAGATTTCTTCATTAATCTCGAAAGGTTGTCCGTAGAACTTATTATTTTCGAATTTGTAAGTGTATCCATATTGCTTACAAAAGGAAACGATCTTATCCAATAGACCAACATAGATCTGTTTAGATCTCATGTCATATAGATGAATTTCTCCATTCCAATTTTTACCACGATACTGTGGCATAAATTTTGCATTAGGAACCTCAAACTTAAAGTGATCTCTAAGTTCGTATTCGATATGAGGTTCTGTATTAATCTTTAAAAATACTTCGTTGGATTTTGATATAACAAGATTGGCTGTAGTATCAATCACATAAATCCATGCATCTAGGAGTATTTATTTACCCCAGTCCAGCATTGAATTTCATGAATTCTATAGAATTTTTAATTTGATACGTTCTGTTTTGAATCATCTTTAAAATACTCTCAATATAAACAAGCATTGTATCGTAGTAATCCATCTTCAAACAGACTGTAGATAATTTTTCATCAGCATCAAGATACTTTTGCATAGTATCTTTGTCTCTGATTTTTTTGGGAAAAGGATTTTCTATATAAACATTAGGATCTGCCTTTCCAGAATAATATTCATATCTTTCGTGGCGAATATTCCTCTTCTGTTGCTCTGCTTTTTTTCTTAATAAAAATATTGTATTATACAGATTAAAATATTTTGCATGAAGAACGGGAATATTTAATGATTCGTTATGAAGATTATCCGGATCTATTTTAGAATCTTTCTCCCACATTTCTTGAATTTTATCAAGATCAATAGTCATAAATCATTTCCATCTCTATCCTGTATATTATACATCAAATACTTAAATGTTACATCCGCTGTAAAGTACTCATTATCAGTATTTGTCGCATCAAACTCTAAAGAAGATAATGAATACGGAAACAATGAACTAAATTTTACCTGAAAATTAAACTTTTGGTTACTATTTAAAACCAAAAGAGTTCCATCAGAATATAAATTCATTTGTGATTTATATGGTTGTTCAAATTTAGAATTATTATTTTGGAAGTCATATATTTCTTGTAAACTCTCTGGAAATCCAAGACCTCTTATCCAATTTTGAATTTCCATATAATTTTCAAGATTCTCATCAACCAAAAATCTAAGTGTAAAATCCTCAAATTGTATTTTATCTCCGGGAATTGGAACATCCGACAAATAATTTGGTTGATTTGTAACACCTAAAGTCAACCCTGGAATTTGCACATTATTAGAAAAAAAAGATACTTTCGGTGCTCTGTTCAAAGTAAATCGAAATCCTACCGAAGAAAGAAAGTTTCGATTTTGTATTTGGTTATTATATGGATTTCCAGTATTAGACATTTTTTTTTAACTATTTATCGGTTGTCTTTAATAATACAAGATTTTAATATTATTTTAGACATAAAAAAAGAGGGTCCTTTTGGACCCTCCAGATAATCTCATAAGAGACTCACATGAGGTTTTTAACTGCAACGCGACGATAGTAGCGGTTTGCATTAACCTTGAGACGACCCAGACCTTGATCGGTTCCTTCTGCGAATGGGTTAGCAACCAGACCATAGCGGGTCTTGAATCCAATCTTAGGCTGGAAGGAGTTCTCACCAACGGCACGAACCATTTGGAGAGGAACATATGGGCAATAGAACAGACCAGCATCATAAGGTGAAGAACCCTTATAACCAACAACGTAGTACTGGTTGCCAGGAGTTCCATTACCTGAAGTCAGGTTAGCAGCATAAGGATCGATATAAACACGATACTTGCCTTGGAGAACACCTGCGAAGGTGTTGCCAGTGTCATCAACGTTAAGGTTAGCGTTGAGTGCTGGGGTGTAATCGAGAACACCAGCCATGGTTAGAGCGGAAGCAACGTCTGCTGAGCAGAGGATGATGTTGCCCTTTCCACGACGAGTTCTCTGAGCGATTGCGTTAGCATCACGCTCAATCTGGAACAGAAGACCCTTGAACTTCTCAACAGACCAACGACCGTTTGAATCGGTGTCAAGGTCAAATACACCAGCAGTAGCAACGTTTTGAACAGCACCCTGTTCAGCAACCTTGTAGATGGTGCGGATAACTTCACGGTTGATCTCAGCAAGAATCTCAGTTGACAGAATGTTTGCCAACTCAGCTTCTGCATTCAGACCGTGAATTGCCTTAAGGTCCTGAGCAAGCTCAAGTGAGTACTCAGCCTTCAGTGCGCGTGACTTTGCAGTAACGGTGACTTTCTCGATTGAGAATGCCATCTGGTTGAATGCATCAGCATCCGTACCATCAAGATTCTCAGCATCACCAGTTACCATTCCCTGGCCAACATTGTAACCAGTAGAAGAAGCAGAAGAAACTGGGTTTAGAACTGAAGGGTTGCTTCCTGCCTGGGTGGTTGTACCCATACCAGCAACAGCATCCGTGAATCCTGCGCTCTCATCGAAACCAGCATCCTGACCTGAGAAGGTAGTGTCTGCTTCGTTGAAGAATGCTTCGGTGCCGCTCTGGTTGGTGTAACGGGAGCGCATTGCGAAGATGAGTCCAGTAGGACCACTCATTGGTTGAACGCCAGCCAGGTCATATGCGACCAGGTTAGGCATTGAACGACGGATCAGAGAGATCAGAACTGGATCGAAACCTGCAGTAGGACCACCAGCAGTTGAATCTGCACCGAAACCACCTGAACCACCAGCAGCATTAGCTGAGTTGGTTGGAGTTTCAGTCAGGAATGAACCTGATGAAGAGAAAGCATTTTGCTCTCTACAGAATTTTTCTTGGTTTTCTAGCAGGACTGCGGTTACCGCTCTTCTGTGTGAATCTTTGATTGGATCAAGACCCTCATAGTTGAGGAGAGGTGCCCACTTTTCCTGCAGATGCTCTGACATGAACATTTGCGTTTACCTTTGTTGTGTGGATGTTTTGTTTGAATTATATTAAATTCAATTATTTGCTAAATCTTGAAAGTGTATTCAGATAGTGCGCCATTGAACCTGAGATTGACTCAGGTGAATTGTCTACACCTTCTGAAAGTGATTCAGTTCTAGCTTTTGGAGATGATACTTTTGAAGGAAAATATGCTTCCTTCAGAGTCTCCAGTTTTTCACGATATTCTTCTTCACTTTCAAACTCAACACTTTCGGCAAGTGAAGCGAGCTTGTCTTTCTGAGTAGCAGCAAGGCCCTCAGAAACCTGATCAAAGATTCCGTCAGCAACCGACTCTGCGAGACGCTTGTTTAGGGAAACATTCTTCTCAATTTGCTCGTTGAGTTTTGTCTCCATTTCATCAAGTTTTTCTACCATGCTCTCAAGCACATCATATTTATCTTCAGGGATTGATACATAATGTTCTTCAAAAAGTCCTTTCAGACCGGTCATGAAGGAATTGGTTAACTCTTCCTTCAGACCACCTTCAATTGCGAGTGCATTCTCTTGGAACCACTCATCAGCAACATACTCAAGATAAGAATCTACACGCTCCGAAAGAGCTTCTGAGATTTCTTGCACTTCTTCTACGAGACGCTCTTCATACTGCGCTTCAAGAGACTCTTTAATTTGATTTACTCTTGAAATAATAGCAGCTTCGAAGATTGTCTTTGCTTTTTCTTTGAACTCTTCGGAAAGTTCTTCACCCTCGATAAGTGCATTAACATCTTCTTCGATGTTAAATTCTTCTTCTACAACTTCCTCTTCTTCTTCATCTTCATCTTCTTCGGAAATTACAGATTCAACCTCTTCAGTCTCTTCTTCGGAAATCAGATCTTCATCTTCGAGTTCTTCTTCTTCCTTCATGCCATGCATCGCTTCAGCAGGCTTAGCACCTTTGTTTACAACATCCTTAACTTGCTTAAGTGTTCCACCTGGAGTCTTCAGTTTTGCTGAATCATCATCAGACTTATAATTTTCTGGCGTAGGACCTCCAAGATCTTCCCAAGAACCAGTTTGTCCTGGAGTTGCTCCAGAGAGGCTTGGCATTGAATCTGCTGCCTTTGCATTAGCGTTGACGGCAGTTTTGGATTGCTTAGTGCCTACTTCCATTTCTTGTAATTGTTTGCCACGAGACATTTGAACTCTCCGATTTTCCTGTATGAAATCTATATTTATTTATAAATTAATAAATTACAACGAATTAATAAAATCGTTGAATAAGTTTAGTTTATGCTCTTCTAATCTTTTTTGATCTACAAGAGTATTAATTCTTCTCTGAGTTTGCTCTGCAAGCTTTTCACGAAGAATACCACCATCCCAAATCCACTCTTTTCCTTCCATAATTCCTTGAACAAAAGCATCAGGAGCAGAAGGATCTGCAACAATATCTGCCGCAGTTGCAAGCATGAAATCTTCACCTACTTCATTAAAACCTTCTTTGGTTGGTCTCAGTGAACCAATACCACGAGAAGAAACGCCCAAACAAACACCTTCCTTAAGAAGAGATTCTGCAATCTTACCCATAGGAGTAGATAAGATCTGTGCCTTACCAATAAAATTATTACCTTCTCTTTGAAGATCAACAATTTTATGAGAAACTCTGTCTAGGTTTACAGTTGGACCATCTGGGTGTCCAAGTTCTCCTAAAGCACGACCTTTGTTAACATACTGTTCGGTGTAACGCTTTACCTCTCTTTCCATTACAGGCATACGGTACATTCTACCGTTTCTGTTTACCTGCTCTGCTTGAAGAAAAACTCCTTTGATGAAGAGGTTTTGTTTACCGTTTACTTTTTCGGTAAGAACTTCTACCTTTTCGATTTCTTCTCTGATTAGTTTCATTTTTTTTAATTGGTGAGGCCTACTTTTGATGCTTTGATTGCTGAAGATGTCCAAATAACATCTGTTGGAAGTTTTTCCAAAAACTCAACAGAGTTGGATGGCATACTAAAATAATTAGTGGTTGCTGCGCCAACAATAGTTGAAACACCAACAGTGACAATCCCTGCAGTATTATTATGAAGTCTCACACAAGTTGCATTAGTGATACTTGTTGCCGCACCAGCAGAAACACCTGTAGATACTTCAGATTCAATTATTTTTGTTCTTTGCATCTCTATTGTATAATAATTAGTAACTATTTATTATATGTATCACTCTTCAGTTTCTTCGGGAGCAACAAATTGATCTTCTCCAAATAAACCTGACGCTACTTCAGGTCTAAAAGAATCAATTTTTTCTGCTGATTTGGCAAAAAGAATATCTTTAATTTTATCGCTGATCTGTGATGGAGATTCATCAGCAATGATCATATCCAGAAGTTCATCCATTGTTTTAATTCAATTTACAATCTCTTATATTTATATCGTACCACCCTTGGGCATCTTCACTGGACCAGCATCAACTTCTGCCGATGTTGCATCTGCATTTACTGATGATGCGTTAACTTCAGGTTCCATTACTGGTTGACCGAGATCCATTTGTTGTTGATCTATTGGCATACCAGTATTTGGATCTACAGGAATACTTGGATCTGGAATGATTCCTTTTTGAATTTCTTTCTTAATCAGAGCATCTTCCTCAATGATTTCTTGATCAGTTTGACGAAGAATTTTTCTTCTCAAATAATCTTGTGAGAAATACTTTCCAACATAAGGTTCTGCAGTTTGAACCATTGCAAGTCTTTCGTTAAGAAGTTCTGCTTCTTTTAACTCTGCAAAGTGATTATCATAAAGAAAGTCATATTGAATGTGCTCCTCCATGATTTGCCAATCTTCTGGAGTAATAATATTCTTAAGAATTAATTGAGTTTTCAGCATATCATTAAACATGTATGAAAATCTCTTTCTCAATCTACCAACAAACTTACTGAACTTAACTTCATCACGAAGAATTTCTGAAGAACGACCTAGATTAAAACCACCATCTCCACCAATTCTTGTCACAGGAACATTCAAAGAACGATAAAGTTTTTCTTGGAAATAATTAATATCTGTAATTTCTCCAAGATTCTGTCCACCAGGAAGAGTAGAGATTTCTGTTCCTCTACCACCTTCACGACGAGGAAGCCAAAAATCTTCCAACATACTCATGAATTTTTTATCATCACGAATTTCGCCAGTTGACGCATCATAAACGAGTTTGTTACGATAACGCATCATAACATCACGCAGATATTGCTCCGCTTTTACTTTAGGAAGATTGCCAACATCAATGTAGAAAATTCTACGCTCAGGAGCACGAGACAATCTGTAGATAACCAGACTGTCTTCAATCATACGAAGTTGATTGAGTGATTTAATCGCTTTATGTAAATATGAAAGAGTATTTCCTTTATTTCTATCTACTAGACCTGATGTGCAATAAGTAATAGAATCTCTAGTCATTTTGATTCCACCAGTTCCACCAAGTGCGGATGGATTATTGGTTGGATAATTCATCTTTGGATTATAGATGAAATATTCTTCAATTTTTGGAAACTCATAATCCATTGGATTATCAGTATTTACATTTGCCAGTCTAAAGTTATCTTTATTTTTTACTGTTTGTTGTCGAACATAACGCATCTTCATTGCGTCGATGTATCGAAGTTCTTGAATACCCTCGTGTGGATTCTTAAAATCTATTACTTTATGGTAATATAATCTACCATCAATATACCAATTCCTATAAATTTCGTGAGATTTTCTATCAAAATCCAAAAGTTCGAGGATATACTTGAATTCTTTTCTTATCTTAGATTTAATTCCATCACTAGCATTTAAATTTGATAATTCAATTTGAACAGGACTATCATTTGTATCTGATACAATTGCTTCATTTACAATATCTTCAATGGCACTATCACACTCGGGATGCAGTGCCATCTCACGGTATCTCTTAATGAGATCAAATTCTGTTCTATATACACCTTCAATATCTACATATGAACCAAAAAAACCACTACTCAAATAGTGGTCAACCCCGTCCTCGTTATTAGGAGGAACGGGGGAAACTACATTTGGTGATGGTTGTTCAGTATTCTCAATAGAGAATCCAAATAATTTTGACATAATTAAGTTTGACTTTGTATTTTATTATTTATTAACCTTGAGCACTATTGCTACCGGGAACTTCAGGATACCAATATTGGACCTGGAATTCTACGGTGAATTCTTCAATAGTGTCTGAAGAATCATAAGAAAGATCAATTTGAGATATATTAGTTGGGAAAATGTCCTTAAACTTATACTGTGCAAGAACATTTGCATTTCCACCTGTACCAGTTCCTGTCTCAGTTGCAACAACTGCTCTACCTAGTTGAACAACAGTTGCATCAGTCATATAATCAACTGGACTGGTTAAACCACTATGATCAGAATACTGCGCGACATTTTGCATCCATGCTTCAAATGCTCTTCTATGTGAGAAGTTTTCATCATTAATAATAGTTACGGTCCAAACATCAAATGTTCTGTCTCCAGCAACCTTCAAGACACGACCTCTAAAAGGCACATCGATTGGAGCAACGTTAGACGCAGGAAGTGCAGCTGCCTTACATAAAAATGTAAAGTTTTCTGCATCATACTGTCCAGTTCCATCACCCTGAACGCCAAGATTAATTCCTGATGGGAATGATGGAATAGAAACTTCAAACAGATTGGGGCGGGCCCCGCCGCCAATCAGTTTTGATTTAAATTGTGAGAGACTTTTGAGTGTTGCCATTTTTGATTCCTCCTGTTGTAATTAATTTATATAAAATCAAACAGTTCCAGCAACTTCTTCAAAACTCACTCCAGTGCGAGTTGCGACAAAAGTTAAAGTTACATAGTTAATTGATTTAGCTGGTTTCAGATAGATGTCAGCTCTGAATTCATTGTTGTCAATTATGTCAGGAGTATTATTTGATGCATCACAAACAACTAAGAATCCATAAAGACCTCTCTTTGCCTGAACATCGCGGAGATATGGTTCAACAATATTTACAAAGTTTGCTCTCGTAATCTCATCATTGAGCTCAAAAAGTTGTGCCTGTGCCGTTCTCTCTAGCGATTGCTCAACTGTGAGGAATAGACGACGAACATTAATTCTATCAAATGCAGAAGCGTATCCTAGTGCAGTTTTATCTCCAAATAGAATTACGCCAACTCCAGGTTGATTTACGATAGAATTAACTCTTGCAGGATAAAGTTGATCTCTCTGAGCCTTATTTGGATTGTATGCAAGTTTAATCGCATTATTCAGAACACCTCTTTGTTGTCCTGCAGGAGAGAACCAAGGGAAAGCAAAAACTGAAGTTCTAACCATTAATCCTGCAACATCAGCGTTACAAGGAATATATCTGAACTTATTATTAAATCTATCATATGTGTACTTATATCCACTATCAAAGACTGCATAAGATGAAGAAGAAAGTGGAGAGAAGAACTGAAGAATATTATCAGTTTGTGTGTCAGTATTTGTAATGTCAACTACATCTGCGCGATGAGGAGAAATTACAGCAATACAATCTTTTCTTGAGTTTGCAATTGAAATAAGTTGATTTGCCTTTGCCTGAGACTCAAACTTGTTACCGAGTCCAGGACCCATGATCAAATAATCAACAGAAATTTCATCTTTATTTGAGAATAGATTATATGAAGTAATAAGATTACCTAAAGATGCGGTCATTCCGCCAGTTCCACTGTAATCTTTACCACCACTTAGGTTATAAGTTACATTTCCTAAAGCACTATAAGTTCTTCCTTGTGCATCTGTATTCCAGAGACTTTCTGCAGTTGTGTATGGAGTAAATCCAGCACTAAATCCTGTTGCAGAAACATCTTCATTTGCATTTAGGTCATCTGAAGGATTATCTCCAACATAGACATAGTTTGAATAAAGTGCAAGATAATTCTTCCACCAAATCTTTTGTGGAGAGTTAATTGCAGAAACTGCATCTGTAGCCTTGGATAGTCCAATATGCTTTTCGAGAAGATTTCCTTGAATACCAGTTACTGATCCAGTATCATCGACAACGACAACATGAATTTCGTCACTGAGACCGTTTCTATCAGCAGAATACTGTGATGTTCCTGGTTTTGGTGCAATAGAAGACCAAAGAATTGGAGTATTTGTCAGTCCAAGAGTTTGCTGATCATACCAGTCTACAACTGTGTTTGCATTAGAAGACATTGTTACAGTTGCAACACCAACACCTGAAGAATTGACAACCTGAACAGATTCTCCTGGCAAGAATGATCTTAGTTGTGACCTTTGCGCATAGGTGATAGAAGTCTCACTTCCCGCAGTGGAAACTACAGACTTAATCTTAACATCAAGTGTGCTTGCTCCAATTCCAGTAATAATAGACTTGAGATATCCATTAAAAGTATTTGTAGTTCCAATACCTGCGGAAGGAACATTTGAAAGAGCGGTTGTTACTGCCATTCCAACTGTTGCGAGTGCAGTTACAGCAGCACCAACATTTAGAATTTGGTCAGCTTTGTCGTCGATTACGCAAACTTTGAGATTATTTGCCCAAGAACCTGGATTTTTTGCTGCAAAGATGTAGTTCGCTACATCATCTGCGTAGTTAGCTTCATAATCATCAAAGTTCTTGATTTTGAGTGCTGGTTCTCCTGCTGTTGAAATGCCTGCTGAGTTGCGAATAGCATTAGCATTTACCAGATTAGAACCATCAGTTCTTACAACTTTAAGTACGCCACCATATGAAAGGAAGGATGATGCACTCATCCAATACTCGTATTGTGCATCTGTTGAAATAGGTTTGCCAAAAACGTTAATAAGTTCATTTTCTGTAGTGATATCAATTGCTTCATCTACTGGTCCAATTGCAAAAGGTCCCGCAATTGCACCAATATTATCTAATACGTTGTCAGCTCTCCCAACAGTTAAATCAACTTCCCTAGTAAGCACCCCAGGAGATAATTGAGGAGTCGCCATGTTTTTCTCCGTAAATCTCAGTTTATCTAAAAAATATTTATTAAAATGTTATCTTTCAAAAGGAAAACATGACACGAACATCTACCAATCAGGATATTCCCATTTATCCAAAACTCTTGAGGTCATTCTATTAGTAACCACTCTTTTTATAGAGCACTCTTTACACTCATATGAATATGATGAGGCAACTGGTCCTCTTTCTTTATGTGTTCTATAGAAACTCTCTATTAAATTTTTAACCTCTCCGCAAGTTCTACATTTTCTATCCGTAAGCAATAAATGACTAAGTTTTATTTGCTTATCTAGATCCATTACATATACTCCCACATATATGATCTATCACCATACTCGTCAGTAAACCATCTATCACCATCTGCATCAACAAAACTATTTCCATCTAGGCCATCTGATATGAAACCGAATGGTGCCATATCCTGTTCTATTTGATTTCTCTGTTCTTCATACAATCTCTTTCTTACATCTTGATCTGTAAGTTCTTTGAAATAATCCTGTGCAACTAACCAGGCATAAATCACAAGACACATTGCCAAGTCATCATTGCAACCTTCTTCAGCTTCAAAAGAATTGTGTTTCTGGATGAATGTCGTTAGTTCTGAGATTATCTCATAATCATTTAAATAAAGTTTATCTTCCTCAATCATGGTTTTGAGGTTAAGACATCCAACCTTCTTAACAGTTTTGGACATCTTGACTCCAAGTTGAGTTTTCTTTCCAGAAAAACCTTGTCCAACTATCTGACCAGCTCTACCTCTCATTGAGCACATCAAGAGATTTTTATATTCTAGATCATATTGTAAAATACTCGCTACTTGATCTCCAACATCATTTACTTCACATAAAATATATGCTTCATTGTAACTTCTTCCAACTTCATCAATAATGCTTGGAAAAAGCATAGGCTTAATTTCATTATTTCTATACTTGGCAACAACCTTATGTGGAAACTGTGTAATATCTACAACAGTAAAGGCAGAGTAATCGCTTCCAACGCCTCTAGCAACGTCTACAGTGATCAAATAGTCGTGATTCTCTATAGGATCCACATATACATCTAAACCTGCGCTCCGGGTCTTAGGATGGTCATATACAAGGTTTCTGAGTTTAGATGGTGCAATCAGAGTATCAACAGATCCTAAGAATTCGCATTCAAACTCAACTTTGAATTGTTGTTCTGATGTGTTTGCGATTGTCTGTTGTTTCCATTGTTCATCTCTACCAGGAACCTCTGACCAATGAACATCAGTATATACATATTCATTCTTTCCTTTTTCTGCATCATGCCACATACGGTAGAAGTGATTCATACCGTGTGGTGTAGATACAATAATTACTTTTGTATTTTTACCAGAAGTAATTGTTGGATATACTGAAGCAAAGAACGAATCTGCGATGTGATTTGGAACGAACGCAAATTCGTCCAAAAATAAGATATTGAATGACATACCACGAACCGCAGAAGCAGAAGTAGAAGCAGCCAAGATCTTACTTCCGTTCTCAAGTTCAAGA